TCGTCGGCCAGCAGGCCTATGCGCTCAAGTATGCCGTCCCCGCTAAGCCAGTACTCAGCCACTAGCCCGCACGCTTCTTAGCCAGCTTCTCAGCGTCGCCCAGGATCCTGGCGTAGTCCTTCAGGAACCTCTTCTTCTGGTCCTCAAGCTCACCCATCATCTCGGGGCTAAGCTGGATCTCGCCCTCCGCTCCCGTGCGCTGCCTAACCCAGATCTTCGCCTGCTGCTCCTCGAAACGGTTGTAATTCTCGATTATGACTGCGCCCTCCTGGAACGCTTTGTCACGTGTTAACTCGCCGCTCATTACTTTGCGCGCATAGTCCTTGAGCACAGCCGTGAATGAGGCGTTGGCCTGTGTCGGCGGCTTCTCCTCGCCTGCAACTTGATCCATCGTTGAAAAGCCGCTTGCACCCTGCACCGCAGCTTTAAGTTTAGCGCCCTCCCCATTCGGCAACGCCTTCAACTTGTTCTTTTCCCGCACCTCATCAACCGTGCGGTACTGCAGCATTACGCGGTTTGTTTCTTCGATGATAAGGCTGGTTCTCGCTTCATCTAAAGCGTTCAATTCAAACGCGCTATTCCATTCAACACTGTATGCAAAGTCTTTTGCAGGATCCGACTGGTCTCGCACGCCGACTTTGCGAAGCATGCGCTTGAGAACGCTTCCCGAAGAGCGCGCCGCTGAATCCGCGAATGTTCGAACTCCGGCCACGAGACCCGAATCCAAGCAGGCATCAATAACCCACCTAACGGCTCCTTCGAAACTAACTTGGATGCCGCTGATTCGCTTGTAATACTGCTGATCATTCTTTTCGCTGCCAGTCAAGGCCCCGGCCTCTGCTCCTTCCAGGATCGATTTCGGTATGCCCGTTGCTTTGCTGATCTGCTTTGTGTTTGTGTCAAAGAACGGCTCCGGGTTAAGAGCCGAGCCCTGAGCGCCCTCGAACTTGAAGTCCATGATCTCGTTGATGAGGCAGATGTACGTGCGGTGCGAGATGTCGCTCCACTCTTTCGCGTTGGCCCACTCCTGAAGCTTCTCCTTCGTCGTTGGCACGCCGCCGACTTCCTTGGGGAACTTGATAACTGGGAACCCGCCGCCCGTGCGGAACATCCACTGCGACACACCCCACCGGATGTTGCGTCCACACGTCAAGTCATCCCAGACAAGCGTCAAGATGCTTTGCCCGTTTGTGCGCGTTTGAGCTTCAAAGCATCGCGACCAGTGAACAGTCAGATTTACGCCGGCTCGAGTATTAACGCGGTACGCTAATGGCTCACCATAGCGCTCGCTTGACACGTCCTCGTCGACTGCGACGACGGCGTACTGCGTCCTCGGGTAAGCCACAAGCTGCAGGAGCTCAGACCCTTTTCGCCGCTCAACGATAATCTGCGCGGGCTCTTGCACGTCGCTGAAGCATCCAACAAGAAGGGCCTTACCAAACAGGCGCTCATACTCCACAAGCTGTTGAAGGACCTTTCGAAACTTCAGCTTCTGAAGCGCCACCTGAACAGCCACGTCGAACTGCGGATCTGCTCCCTCCGTGCGAACATCATCTACTTTAAACCATTTCTCCACAACATCCGCTGCAATGCCGTAGATTAAGAAGCCGGCTGTTGGCTCGCGAGTCGCCGCAAAAACGAGATCATCATCTGATATTGCGTCGCCGAAGCCTGCTCCCAAGCTCGTGCTCGTCTGGGGTATGCGTATGCTGCCGCCTTCAACGCTGTCCGCTACGGGATAAGCCACCATACCGTCCTTCGTGAACGTTACCGGTCTCTCACTCATCGTTTTTCCTTTTCCCTTTTTCAGCCGAACACCCAAGCGGGATTCTGAGTCTTCTCCTTCAGCGCAAGCACCTGGTAGGCGTATGCTGCCACGTCAACTTGGTCATCGTGTTTTCCAGTTGGGAAAGACTCGAGTTCATCTAGAAAAGCGTTAATCCATTTGCCACACGTGAGCTTCACGTTACCTGCTTCGCATGCGCTGCTGAATGGCGCCGCCCTCACGGTTTTGTCGCCGGTCGGGTTAATCTCGTGGACAGCGTAGCCCAAGAGCGCTTTCCTGCGGTACTGATCAATCAGGTTTAACCCCGCGGCGCCAGGCTCTTTCTCGATGTAAATCTGCACTTCCTTTCCGTCCCTGCTCGCCGTGTTCGTCACGGCCGCCTCAATCGTTTGCGGTGAACCCTGAAGACGCTGGACGTCAATGATGAACATTACGCCGTTGCGCATGGTTGCCAGCAGGCCGCTTGTGTAGTCGGGGTCACTGCCTTCCTTCGGCGCCGTCGCGGCTAGGTCCCACACGCGAATTCTAGGCGTATCCATCGGGTAACCGTCAACGACTTGGAGCCACTCCGGCTTAAACATGAACGTGTGTTTAACGTCCCAGTCGCCTTCAAGAAGCTGCTGCCTAGTCACGGGATCAAGCAGCATAAGCGATTTACGATAGCTTTCCCGATCAAGGAAAGGATTATCCTGTAACTTCGCGGGAATGAATACTCGATCTTTCACTTGACCCTCGACGATAAAGCGTTGCTTAACCCACTTGTGGCCTAAGCCGCCTGGGTTTGTTGCGCTGCGAACCCTGAGAGGCACATGACTACTTTCTAGGCGGCGAAGGCGAGAGAGCAGGTAACGGTACTGCGACTCAGTGAACTGTGTTAATTCGTCGAAACAGATGGTTTGGTACTCGCTTGATTGGTAGCGGTATTTGTCAGCTTCTGCATCAATGTAGCCGAACGCCAGCTTCGCGCCTGACGGAAAAGCCCAAGCGTGCTTCACGCCCTCCCACCGTGCGTCCGTAGCGTCTAGCCATTCGTGCGCCCGATCCATCAACGCCTTCGGCAGCGAAAGATCAGCAAATGTGCGCCTGAAGATTATCGCAGAGTAATTCGGAACCTCCACATACTGCAAGGCAAGCATGAGGAGCGCATCGGACTTGCCACCACCGGCGGCTCCACCATATAATGCTTCTCGGCAAGTTAGCTTTATGAAGGCTTCCTGCTTTTCCGTTGGCTCATGCGTGATGTACGGGTTACGGAGGATTGTCCGCGTGAACAGAAGGTTGTCCCATAGCTCGCTTGATAATGAACTCTTCATGCTGCCTGAGTAGGTCTTCAACATTTACATTCACGTTTGACTCGGTTTTCTGGATGCTTAAGCTCTCTATGCGCACGGGAATCAGGATCTTCAAAAGCTCATTACGGTACTTCAGCGCCTGCGCAGATCCCTTACCAGCAGCGTAAGCTATACTGCGAAGCTGCATCCGAATCAGCTCATCGATAATTTCTCTGCCGACACTACTGTGCCTATGCGTGTAAACCGTTTTGAGATTAAGTGTTATGCCGTCCCGTTCACTGATTCTCTTGCGGGTCTCCTCGGCGCTGAAGCCTAGGGCTTGGAGCTCGATGATTCTCTGAGTTACTGTTCGAGAATACATGTTTTTAACCGTTTTTTAGGCGTTCTCTCGGTCTCGGCGAGTAGCGTAGTGACACTGTTAGGCGCTCACGGCTTGAACCGGCATATTGGCGGGGTAGGTTTCGACTGTTAACTTTGTTGCATCTGCCCACGCGTGTTATCTTCCAATTTTCCATGTTGCTTCTTACTAGCTGCGGGTTACTCGTTATGATCGTGAATGGGAGCTTTGTTCTCGCCGTGTAGTGTTCGGCTATGAAGTTGAGGAGGCGCCTGCCGATGCCTACGCCCTGGTAATCGGGTAAGACCACGAGTCTGCTGACGCGGTTGTAGTGCGTCTGCATTTTGACTTCCATGACTGCTATGAAGGCTACGGGCCTGCCCCTGTACAGGGCAACGTAGTTCCTGGTGAAGGGGGACAGCTCGGAGTTCAGATAGTGATACTGCCTAAAGGTTCTCCAGAGGTCTGCGCTGCACCTGTGAACGTCAAGCCTAATTTCTGGGTGCACCCTTTTTTTTTAGTGAACTCCATCGTGTCCGTCGTGAAGACCCAGTCAGGCTCAAGCCAGTCCACAACGTCGTAGTGGCACGTTACAGCTATGAATTTCTTCTTGGATTTTCTCACGGCTTTTTGGACTGCGAGGGCCGAGACCTTCGCGACCTCTCGGTCCACGACGCTTGTGAACTCGTCAAACACGATCAGGGGCTGCTTAAGGGTTAGGGCTCTTGCGACGTCAACACGCATCTTTTCCCCTTGACTCAGATGCTCATAGCTTTTAAGCCAGTCAGGGGGGCTGGCGAAGCCGACGCTGTAGAGAGCACGCGTTACGTCCCCAACGGAGAGGCTTTCGGGGAAATCGTCTAGTATGCTGTCGTGCGTGTACTCGAAGCCGCGGATGTACGCCTCGGCGAATAGCTCCTTAGCTATTGTTGTTTTTCCCGTTCCGCTTCTGCCAACGATCACGCCGACCTGCCACTGCTCAGGAAGATCCAGGGCCCCGCTGAACCGCTTCTCCATCTTGACTGCTGCGAGGCTGAATTGCCCGATGACTGCTTGGGCGCGGAAGCTGTCAGGCGGGTGCCACGTCCTCACAAAGTTAAAAGCTTGCATTTGAACCCTTGCCCCGTGAGGTTCTCAAAGACTTGCCGCTGCTCCTTTTCATCGCCACACGCGATGACTACTTGAAAGATTTCTTCCAGCTTCACTTCAGGCACGTCGTTAAGGATCCTCTCCACCGCTGCCTCGTTAAAGCCTGTTAACTCGAGCTCCGGCTCATCCTTCAACTCAACAAGTAGATCCTCGAGTTTCTCCTTATCCCATTCGCCAACGATCTTGTTCAGAGCGAGATTCAGGGCCTTTTCGCGTTTATCATCCAAGTCGACAACGACGGCCTCAACCTCCTCAACGCCTTGCTCAGCCAGTATTTTTGCGCGTTGACTTCCGCCAACGATGTTGCCAGTCCTCTCATTCACGATTATCGGTTCCACGTACCCGAATTCGCTTATACTCCTGGAGAGGGCTGCGTGGAAAGACGGGCTTGCGTGGACGTCTACCCGCGGGTTATACTCTGGAAACTTTAGGTTTCCAAGTTTCAGGGTTTTCAGTTTCATGGTTTTGCGTCGCCCCAGCAGGACTGAACTATAGCTATCACTACCTCAAGAGAGAAAGGAGAGCCCAGCGAAGCGTTTACGCACCATACTTCAAACCTCATGAATGGAAGAAAGGAAAACAAAACAAAAAAGGGAAGCCGGACTGAAACCGGCGCGTAGCCGGCTAAGGGGTCTTCGGCAGTGGCTGCGGATTAAGGGTCTGCCAAACATGGCTGATTTCCTTAACCGCCACAAGGATGACGAATGTAAGCACGCTACCGATCGCTCTCCACTCAGCCGACGGCGCCAACGCGAACACCGGGCCGATCATGCCAACAAACGCTGTCGCGGTCATCACCAGCTTTGTAGTATCGTACTGCTCGGTCACTTGCTTCAGTTTTGCTTCTTGTGTTCTAACAGCGAACATGAAAACGTTGTATATCAACGTAATGAAGATTATCACTGGCGTGCTGCTGACGAAGGCTTTGAGGTATCCGCCGTAGACTCCGAAACCCGATAGATCCGCTTCATTCACGGCAATGCTCACTTGCGCCATTGTTCCAGCAACGATCCCAAGGATCACCACCGCGATTACGACTCCCACTAAAGGCGTGAACTTCATTATTCTTTTCACCTCCAAATATTCTATACACTACCAAAAAAATGTGATGATGTCGATGATGTCGATTGCCTTCTCCTGTTTCCCGCTCACGATCTTTTGCTTCCGCATCGCCAGCATGAACCCTGATCTCCAAGGTTCTCAGCGCCACATTCGGGGCAAGTCCACCAGCACATCACAGAATATGTCGTGGTACCCAAACGTTCACCTTGTTAGCAGGAAGGCAACAAGCGCGGCGGAACAGAAACTTAAAACGACTGGAAGAACCACCGTTCTGATAACGCTCGTCGCAGTCTTAATTGCTTGGATGTCTCCAATCAGCCCGCTTCTTCCATCCTGACCATACAAGATCAGGTTGATTCCCCTGTGAGTTTCTTTGCAGTCAGAAGAAGCAACGCAGAGCACATTGCCCCCGTTTTTTCCCGGCGCGCCTTGGACTCCCTGCTCTCCTTTCTCGCCTTTCTCGCCTTTCTCGCCCTTAGACTTTCGGCTCATCGGAACAGCCCTCTAGGTCTCCGAGAAAGCATTCAAGAACTCAACCTCGGTCTCTCGATCATAAAGGCCGCGGCCGCCGGCATCATGAACCACTGTCCCACTCTCGCAAGCGGCCAAGTGCTCAACGAAGAGAACAACTTGATTCATGTCGCGGACCACTCTCCTGCAGGGCGGAATCTGCCTAGTGGCCACGACGTCGCCGTTCTCCAGCCTACGAATAGGCCTACGCCTAGCAGCATCACGTCTCAAAGTAGATGGACTTTTACTCAAAAAACTCGATTCTCCAACGTTGTCCTGGCTCAAGGACTCTGCACGCGGGCGCCCATCGTCCAAGTGCCGGCAAACAAAACAGTTACCCAAATATGAGTAGCTACGCATTAATAAAGCTAATCTTCGCGTCCCCATACATCACCTGAAATCTCACCATGCGTTCTCCATTTCAGTAGCTGAAATGTCGAAACCATATGGCACTCATTTTCAGCCCTCTTCAAAAAGCATCGCCGAAAACGCAGAGATGCGTCGCAAAATACCAAGCCACACCCCAACAGCACCGGCAACGCGCCTTCGACAACTGCCCACACTCCAAACAGAAATCCCTAGTCACTTCTTCCATATCTCCTTGGAACCCGCACCTAAAGCATTCAATACTTCAGGTAACGAGTAATTCTCGATTTTCCCTCTCAAGTTCCAACTCAAGCGGCAATCAGCATTTTCAAGCACTACTCTATCATGAAGCTTGAAGCGTGTGATTTTGACGAAACCATACTTCGTAAGTTTCAAGGCTTCTCTTAATTCTTTCTCATTCATTGTTTGGTCTCCCTCTAGTAAATGTAGAATGACTGCCTAATCCTGCCCAACTTCCTACCCTTATTGGTTGTATCCCGTGGAAAAAAGTATGAAGACAATATTTACAAGTCTTCCAACCATCACCACGAATATCAATATCTTTATGGCATTTAGGACATTCTTTCATTATTTTTCTTTCTCCTTGGAACCCTCTTTTTCCATAGCCTTCAATGCTCGCGCCTTGAGTTTACACTCAATAGCCATAGGACATTTTCTTCTCACATTGTTCCAACAAGAGTTCTTTCCGAAACATTTTTTTCTGTAAAACACCATCAGATTCATTGTTTGTCCTTCTCCCTTCAACCAAATCCCTGTTTTATCGAGTGGCCCCAAGTCTCGTGACATTTAGGACATTCCACCCAATATTCGTCCTCGTCTTCCATGTCTAAAGGTTTAATTTCTTCTCCACATTTAGGACAGATCATTCATAGCTCACCTCACTTTGCCCTTGGAACCCAAAGAACCCTCTTTCTTTTTACAGTCTTCAAAATCACAATGCGTAATAAACCATTGACCTATCTTTGCGAATCTATCAAAAAACCTGTACCACCAGAGATATACTTTTGTTTTCAGCGTCATCTTGAAAGGTTTTCCTATCGTCAAACTCATTGTTTGTCCTTCTCCTTTTGATGGAACTTTTCCGTTACGGCAAAAGGTTCCTTGGAACCCAAAGAACCCTCTTTCAAGAATAGCCCTCCGAAAACGCCCTCTTCTGTTTGCGCTTCAAAAAAGTCTTTTAGAATATGAGCTACGGAATTGCGTTCATCTTCATGGCTTAAGTGGTCTGCCGTGTGATACAAAGACACAATTCTTTTCCGTAGCAGTTCTTGTTGTTGCAACACCAAGCCAAAAGAAACCATGTCTTCCAAATCATCAACCAACATCACTAGGTCTAGTCTGTGAGCAACTATTCCGCTTGGGAAAACCACTTTGCCTTCGTTCTCGAAGCTTCTTACAACGTTGTAGAGTATCAGCGATTTCTGTTCCAGTGTTTTTCGCGTGTTTTTGGCTGTGGACTGCAACTCTTCAAACGTCAACCCCTTTTTCTCACTCATGACAAAACCTTCTCTTTCATCCATTCTACTTCATCAATCAAGTGTCTGACTTCTTCAGGAACTCCGAATTTGACGATTTCCTTACCTGTATCGGCATTGTGAAATAGTTTCTCCTCAAAACGTCGTTTGCCAATCAAGTCTACTTTGTCGTACCATCCACACCAAAGGTCTTCCACAAAATATCTGCCATAGCAATCCTGTGGGTCACGTAACTTAGCCGCTTCGCCAACATATCGTCTTGATGTCCAGTTCCACTTGTAGCAAGACTCGACAAGGACAAGTTTCCAACCAGTTTCTAGTAATTTGAAAATGTCTCTAGGTTTATGGTCTGTTCCCTCGGTATAGTGCTGACCCACCCGTACTCTTTTCCCGTCCTTCTCCAGTATTGCGCTGAACTCGATGGTATCAGACTCTACTTCTCCAATTTGCGCCCTATGATAATGATAAAGAATCAACTTTCTTAATGGACGTTCTTTTCCTGCAAC